AATAAAATTATTGAACCGTTACACTCACGTTGTACAGTCGTTGATTTTAGAATCAAACCTGAGCAGTCTACTCAACTTCAGGGAGAATTCTTTACTCGTCTCAAAACTATTCTGACAAATGAGAATGTTGAGTATGAAGACAAAGTTCTCGCGAAGCTTGTTAAGAGGTATTATCCTGATTGGCGTCGTCTTATTAACGAGTGTCAGCGTTATGCTGCCACAGGGAGTATTACTTCTGCTATCTTGGTTGATGTTGCAGATGTTAATCTGGATACTTTACTTACATCTTTGAAGAAGAAAGACTTTATGAATGTAAAGAATTGGGTAGTTCAGCATCTGGATAATGATCCTAGTATGGTGATGCGTAAGATCTATGACAGCATGTATAATGTATTGAAACCTGCTTCTATTCCTGAGTCAGTTCTTATTATTGGTAAGTATAGTAGAGATATACAAAACGTTCCTGATCAAGAGATCAACCTGTTGGCATGTCTAACAGAGATCATGATGAGTTGTGAATTCAAATGAGCGAAACCAAGATTTGTAAAAAGTGTGGTGTTGAAAGACCCATAATTGATTTTGCAAAAAGTGGTAGACAACTTCGTTCAGATGGTGAATGGAAAAGGTATCACCAAAATACTTGTAAACAATGTAGTAGTAGAAGAAAAACTCCTTTAAAACCAGATGGATCTATTATTACCTGTAAGGGTGGTGCTAGTTATATTAAAGCAAATGGTAAATGGGTTTACATGCCATATCAAAAACCTTATTATCTGAATGATTTTGAAAGAATTCAAAGTGATATGGAATTGATAAATTCATTATATGGAGATGAATTTAAACCCATAGTAAGATGGAATAAAGTAATATCGGGATACTTCATTTCAAAGTATGGAAAAGTTATTTCTACAAGGGGAAAAACTCCTATTGAAATGAAAATTATTGAAAACAGACCAGTTGGTGTTTCAAATTCCAAAAGAAAAGTTTTATCAACATCATTTAAAGTTGGACTTACTCCAGATTTTTTTGATGATTTTGTTTATAAATCAACAGATGGAAAGGGATCTTCCAATTCATCTGTTAGAATATCTACTCATAGAGCAGTCATGGAAACTTGGAAACCAATTGATGAATATCCTCCAGATCAATTGAAAGATGATTGGGATAAAGCTCCAGAATCATTTAAACAATGGGTAAGGGATACTGCCTTCATAGATCATATAGATGATGATCCAACGAATAATTACTTAGATAATTTACGTTGGGTAACACCTTTGCAAAATCATTACAGAAGAAAGAAGTGGGAATTCAAATGACACTACTCAAATTTATTGAGAAAGAACCTAAATTTATTATGATGGAGGAAATGTATGAGCGACTTGAAAAAGAACCAGAGAGGCAATGGGAATACATCAAAAGTCAAAACGACACCCGAGAATGTAGCAGAAGCAAATGAAGCATTGTTCCATGCTACAATGAATCTACCTACTGCTGCTACCCATTGTGGTATGACGCAGCGTGAAATGAAACACATCTTTCGTGAATACCTTAAATACCATGACAAAAACTTTGAAGTCACTGAAGACGCCACTTAGATATCCTGGTGGTAAGAGTCGTGCCCTGAGTAAACTCTTTCAGTATATTCCCAACCTGAAAGATTACACTGAGTATCGTGAACCATTTGTTGGCGGTGGTTCTGTGGCATTGGAAATTGGTAAACGATATCCACACCTAGACATCTGGGTAAACGATTTATATGGACCACTCTATAACTTCTGGCGAGTGCTTCAGGACCAGAGTGAAGAACTTCATTCTAAGTTAGTACGATTAAAAACTAACCATCCAGAACCAGTATTAGCAAAAGAATTGTTTTTGGATGCTAAGGACATATTAGATATGGATACAACATCTGACTTATCTCGCGCTGTTGCTTTTTACGTTGTTAACAAGTGTTCTTTTTCTGGTCTCACTGAATCCAGTTCCTTCAGCAAGCAAGCGTCAGAGAGCAACTTCTCGATGAGAGGCATTGATAAACTCCCTGAATATTCAAAAATGATATCCAAGTGGAAGATCACTAATCTATCCTATGAAAAACTCTTTAGCGACAGCAAGTCAACCTTCGTCTATCTCGATCCCCCCTATGAAATCGGATCTAATCTTTATGGTAAGCGAGGAAACATGCACAAGGGATTTGACCACGACAAGTTTGCTTCTGATTGTGATCGCTTTATCGCTCATCAACTTGTTAGTTACAACTCGTCACAACTGATCCGAGACCGCTTCAAGCAGGGGTGGACAGCTGCTGAATTTGCACACACTTACACCATGAGGAGCGTGGGGAGTTATAATATAGATCAAGCGTCTCGCAAGGAACTCGTCCTTACCAACTATGAAATGTGAAGTCACCCTCTACGTAGCAGGCACTGTGTTCAAGGAGCAGGTCATTGCTCGTAATTATGAAGAAGCGAGACAAACTGCTGTCGCTAGAAACCCTACTGCTAAAGTGGTCAGTGTAACTGCTGTATTTAAATGAATATCTTTACTGGATTTAATAATGTATCAACTGAAAGATTACTTGTACTCAATCAACCAATCGAAAAAAAGTATCCTAGATGATGATGTTGATGCTGAGAGAGGGTATCCTCCTTATATTGTCAATCGTTGTCTTTCTTCTTTCACTGATACTATTTTGTATGTAAATGAGATGAATAAAAATTCTCATTTACCAAAGAAGTTACAGTATGACTTTTTGCTAAATAGTGTGAAACCAAGGAAACGTTTTTCTCCTTGGGCACGTAAAGATTCTATTGATTATATTGAGTTAGTTAAAGAGTATTATGGTTATAATGACGATAAAGCACTCCAAGCACTCAGAATTCTCACCAAGGATCAATTAGATCACATTAAGAAAGTAATGAGTAAAGGTGGTAAAAATGAGCGAGGAAATACTAATTCAGTGGAAACAAACTGACATGATTGAAGTTTTTCTGGGTGAACCAGATGACTTCTTGAAAGTTAGAGAAACTTTGACCAGAATCGGGGTAGCATCTCGTAAAGAAAAGAAAATATATCAGTCTTGTCATATTTTACATAAACAAGGCAAGTATTATATCGTTCATTTTAAAGAGTTGTTTGCTCTTGATGGTAAAAAAACTAATTTATCCTTGAATGATGTTCAACGTCGTAATCGTATCATTCAATTGCTTAGTGATTGGGGATTGGTTAGTGTTATAGATCTTGAAAAAATTTCTGATCTTGCTCCACTTAATCAAATTAAAGTTCTCTCGTTTAAAGAGAAAAATGAATGGATACTAGAGTCCAAATATAATATCGGTCGTAAAAAAACTGAAGTAGAGTAACCCGTAACTTTTAATAAGGTAAACCGTTATTAAAGTATAAACAGTTATTGTTAAATAAGTATGTGATGCCAAACGGGTCACATATAAACGTCGCTTATTTAAGGACATGGTAAATATTAACTGGGAAACTTATACTCCCTATTCAATCGGATTTGATGAAACATTCAGCAGACTTGAAGCTATTGCAGGAGGTGGATCAAATTACCCACCTTACAATGTGGTGGACGGACATGATGGCAGAACCTTGCTGGAAGTCGCTCTTGCAGGATTTTCAGGAGGAGATATTGAAGTCACAACAGAACGAAATGTTCTAACAGTATCTGCTAATAAAGCACCACCAGATAAAGAACGTAAATATTCTCATAAGGGAATCTCGTATAGAACCTTTGCTCGCAACTGGCAAATGGCAGATGATGTGGAAGTAGAAGAAGTAAAATTTGAAGACGGTCTTCTTACCGTTACGCTGGTTAAGAACCTACCAGAGAAACAGAAACGAAAAACTTGGTTCTAAATAAAAACGAAAGGCACTTGACGGTGCCTTTTTTTAATGTTAAACTTAGAAAGAATTCATAATAACTATGGCAGTATCAATCCTAACTTTGAAAACTGGCGATCGTGTTATTGCTGAACTGAAAGAAATCTTTGATGGGGAGGGAGACGACAAGCGTGGAGTTTGCCTTCTCATGGAAGAACCATATGTATTGAATCTTGATGGTGGTAATCCTCAATACCTTACTGAACAGTATGGTATGGAATACCAAATCAAATTTAGTAAGTGGAATCCTTATTCTTCAGATTGGCAATACAAGATGCCTTATGATTGTATCATGACAATTAGTAGTCCAGAACCTGGATTGCAAAAAGCATACGAAAACAAAATTACAGAAAAGAGAGCACTACAAAATGACGGAACAGACACAACCACAACTAACAACTAATCATAGTATTCGATTAGTTATTTTAACTACCCAAGAAACAGTTCTTTGTTTGTTTGGTGATATTAAAGATGATGAGTCTGGAAAAATTGTTGGTTATAAAATGTTATATCCTTTTGTTCTTGGACTTTCCGACCCCAATGAAGATGGGACTATTCCAATTAAATATGTTAGATGGTGTCCATACACTCCAGTTCAAGAGTTTAAATTGGGTGGAGAACATATCATCAGTGTAACATTTCCTTCTGACGATATTCTTGAAAATTATGTTCAAGAACTTGGAGCTTACGGAATTGAAAGAGATCAACTATTCTATAATATAGAGGAGACTAATGGAGATAACAGCGAACCTGCTGAAGTTAGCGAATGAGTGGATCATCGCTCAGGTAGAACCATCTGAAGGAGACACTATTCCAGGTGACCCTGATGTCTGGATGATTGAACCTTATGTGGTAGACTGTGAAGGTCAGATCGCACCATGGGCAACTCACGCTTCGGAACGTGAGTTTAATGTCAGATCTTCTGATATTACTGTTGTGACTAATCCAAGCAAGGCACTTCTTGCTCGTTATATTGAATCTCTTGAATGAAGTTTTACACTAGTGTTGAGCAAGCAGGCAATCGTCTGCTTGTCCGTGGTTATGAGAATGGCAATCGCTACAGCGTGAGGGTTCCTTTCAACCCTACGATGTACTTGCCTAGTAAAAATTATTCTGAGTGGAAAACACTAGAAGGGAATTGTGTGGAACCACATAAGTTTGGTTCTATCAATGATGCTCGCGAGTTTATAAAACAATACAAAGATGTAGATGACTTTGACATCTATGGAAACTCTCGTTTCCTGTATCAGTATATTGCGGAGCAGCATCCTGAAGAGGAACTGAAGTTTGACAGCAGCAAGATTCGTGTCTTTACTATTGACATTGAGACTGCTGCTGAGAATGGTTTCCCTGACATCGAGACGGCAGACCAAGAGATTCTCGCTATCAGTATCAAGGACTCCTTTAGCGGTCGTATAACGGTCTTTGGTGCTCGTTCTTTTGACAACCAGGACAAGATGGTTGACTACATGCACTTCAGGTCTGAGGAGACCATGATGGGTGCTTTCCTTGATTTCTGGCAGGAGAACTATCCTGATGTAATTACGGGGTGGAATGTTCAGTTGTTTGATATGCCATACATTTACAATCGCATCAATCGTATTCTTGGTGATAAGTTTGTAAAAGTATTATCACCTTGGAAATTGGTATCACAACGCGAAATATATATTCAAGGTCGCAAACAACAAGCTATTGATATGCTTGGCATCTCTCAACTTGATTATCTTGAGTTGTATAAGAAGTTTACTTACACTAACCAAGAGAGTTATCGTCTAGATCATATTGCTTTTGTTGAACTTGGATCTAAGAAACTAGATCACTCAGAGTTTGATACATTCAAAGAGTTCTACGAGGGAGACTGGCAGAAGTTTATTGAATATAATATTCATGACGTTCGTCTGGTAGATCAACTAGACGATAAGATGAAGTTGATTGACCTTGCATATACCATGGCATACGATGCTAAGGTAAACTATGAGGACGTGTTTAGTCAGGTGAAGATGTGGGACAATTACATTTATTGTGATCTGCTTAAGCGTAAGATTGCTATTCCCCCTAAGAAGGAAAGTGCAACTAAAACAGAGAAGTATGAAGGGGCTTATGTTAAAGAACCAAAACCTGGATTCTATGATTGGGTAGTGTCTTTTGATCTCAACTCTCTCTATCCTCATCTCATTATGCAGTACAACATCTCTCCCGAGACCCTTCTTGACAAGAGACATTCAACAGCAACTGTTGATAAGATCCTTGATAAAGAACTGGAGATTGATGGTGAGTATGCTGTGTGTGCTAATGGAGCTCAGTATCGTAAAGATAAGCACGGATTTCTGCCACAAATGATGAAGAAGATGTATGACAGTCGTGTTATATTCAAGAAGAGGATGATCAAGGCAAAGCAACAGTATGAAAAAACTCCTACTGTTGAACTGATGAAAGAGATCGCCCGTTGTAATAACATCCAGATGGCAAAGAAGATCTCTTTGAACTCTGCTTATGGTGCTATCGGTAACGAACACTTTAGATACTTTCGTCTTGCTAATGCTGAGGCTATCACTTTATCAGGTCAGGTTTCTATCCGTTGGGTTGAGAACCATATGAACAGATACCTAAATAAACTTCTTTCTACTGAGGAGGTTGATTATGTCATTGCATCCGACACTGACTCAATCTATCTTAATCTTGGACCTCTTGTTGATAAATTTTTTGGTGCTAAGTCTAGCGACAAAGCAGCAATTGTTTCCATACTTGACAAGATCTGTGAGGAGAAACTGGAACCTTTTATTGAGAGTTCGTATCAAGAACTGGCGACGTATGTTTCAGCATATGATCAAAAGATGAGCATGAAACGTGAGAACATCGCTGACCGTGGTATCTGGACTGCGAAGAAGCGTTACATTCTTAACGTATGGGACAATGAAGGAGTTAGATATAATGAGCCCAAGATGAAAATCATGGGTCTTGAGACTGCGAGGTCCTCTACTCCAGCGTACTTTAGGGATAAGTTATATGCAGCGTTTAAGATTATTATCGGCAAAACAAATGATGAACTTATCAATTTCATCAATGTCGTGCGAGCAGAGACTAGACTGCGACCTTACGAAGAAGTCGCTTTCCCCAGAGGAGTTAACAACCTTGCAAAATACAGACACCCACATGAAATTTACCGGAAAGGAACCCCCATTGCGGTAAGAGGTGCTCTACTCTATAACCATTATGTCAAAAAGCATAAGGTAGAGAACAAGCATCCACTTATTCAAGAAGGTGAAAAGATCAAGTTCATGTATCTCAAGACACCCAACCCTCTTCATGAAAATGTGATTAGTTTCTTTGGTAAGTTGCCTAAAGAATTTGGGTTGGAAAAATATGTGGATTATCAAATACAATTTGAGAAATCTTTTTTAGAACCGCTCAAAAAGGTGCTAGAATGTGTCGGATGGCAACATGAAAAAACTATTTCTATTACAAGTTTTTTTGAATGAGTAAAAGAATCTTTGTTGTGACATGGACTAACCATCTTGTCGGTCAAGTGGGACCAGAGGACATTAAGTGCTTTGAGGACTACAAAACTGCTATTGGGTTTTCTAAACTCATGAAGCAGTCTTATAATTATGTAAACTTTTACGAGGAAAATGTAGAAAAATGGGATTCTTAGATTC